CCTCCTATAACAATATATACCCAAATGAAAATATATTTGCAATAATTTTTGGGGGTAGGGACTCCTGGACCTCGATCCTGGGAACAGGGGCGGGGGGTCAAAGGGGGTAGGGGTCTCCAAATGAAAATATCTCCAAATGAATTTATTCATCTAGGGTGGGAGGGCGGGACGGAAGCGGCCGCCCGATTTTAAGGGGGTGTGGGGGGCCTGACCCTGGCCGTGACCCGACCCACTTGCCCCAAGTAACCCCTAGCCTGTGGACATCTGCAAGGATCTGAGAGGTAGTAGGGGTCTGGAACATAAGGTGAACGTTACGTTACGTCATAATAATAAGTGACGTTACGTCACAGTTGACATAGATTAATTGCATTAATCAACAAATACTTGTTGACATTGCAAGCAGCTTGTGACCATACTGTAGTATGGAAATCATTAGAAAGGATAGACCATGCCAATAAGTAAAAGACAAATGACAAATGCAGTTACTAAGATTGCCACGAATGATAACAAAGCTTTAGTTCTTGAAGCATTGGTTGAGATTATAAGCACTCAGTTTAATGATGGTGTACAATCAGATTGGGACGCTACAAATATGTTAAAGAACTTGTGTACTAGAAAGCATAAGGACGTTGATCGCCTAGCTCAAGACAAGGGCAATATGACATTGCACATTGTCAGTACAAAAAAAGTTAAACCTAAAGAATATGATCTTAATAAATATTTCAGACAGTGGCATAGTTAATAGCTGAGTGAGCATTCGCAAGAGTGCTCACCTTGATATTAACCTCTATTTTGAAAGGATAGAACATGAAAAATTACAGTGAAATATCAGATAAAATCCATCAATACAAATTGATTGAACGTGCGGTTCAATTACTACTACGCCAAGCGCATGGTGTCGAAGCGGAGAAAAAAGAAACTGATAAAGTAATTCAAGGCCTAAACCAATGGTTATATGATTGCGGTAATGACGCAAAGTTTTTAACAGCGTTAATTCATCACAATTGGAAAAACTCATGAGTTTTTATGCTTCATGTAGTCCTGATATTTGGATTGGCGACGATGGAACTTTGGACACGGTAGTAATTTACTACCGTGACAAGGTTAAAGAAACGCATCGTTATGACTCAGAATATAGGTTTTCATTTAAGAATGATGATGAATTTTTAACAAGTGTCTTTGAAGAGATATCATAAAAAAATAGTTAATAGCTGAATGGACACTGGCAACGAGCTGGTGTCCATTAATCCAAGTTGGCCGTCCAACTCGATAATACAATATATTATAGTAATGGTTATTACTATAAAGAGCGCGTCAAGTTCTGGTTTAAATAGAAGCCCGAAAGCCCGAACCCGAATCCGAACCACCAAAAATTCACCCGAAATTAAATGATATTTACTGCAATTAATTGTTGCATTCTACACGTAAATAGTGCAGTCTATTCTTACATGATTAACATATAGAAAGGATTTTATCATGAAATACAAATATACAACAGAGGTAGTAGTAGAGGTTGAGTTAGACCAAACAGACGGCGCTTTATTAGTTGATGCGCTTTCAATTGCATATGAGCACGGCGAAAACTATAGGCGCCCTAGGTATCAGAAACTACTTAACGATATTGTGCAAGCGTTTAACAATAACGATCATGGTAGGATCTATGAACCAGAGTTAAAAATTGCTAACGAAAAGTAAAACTAATGGGCGCGTAACGCGCCCATTTTTCATTATTGGAGGGATAAAATGAATATGACAATGCAATCAGCTCAAGCTTACGCAAGGGGCGTTAAAGATGGTACGATAGATGACAGTATAAACGAGATTTATAATATTGTTTTAGAGCAAGAAGTAGTAAGTTATTGCAGTTCTAAAGGGTCGTATACTTTTGACATTTATGACTTTGGAGAAAACAGCGGCTATTGATGAGATACCGGGCGTTGGTCGACCAACGCCCTTTTTTATTCCCTCGATATTTACAGAATATATTATATAGTTATAGTTATAACTATAAGAGGCCGCCAGGCCTGGAGTGCCTGGAACCCGAAAACCCCGAACCCCGAAAACCCGAATTATATTTAAAATAACCGAAATTATTTACTTGCATTACTATGCAAAATATTGCAGTCTATACTTAGTATTTATTAGGAAAGGATAAAAAAATGGATACTTTAGAACTAGATCACAAAAGCGCGACTAGGCGCGAAATAGAGAAAAGATTTGAATTTCTCACAATATGTGGCGAGGCGTGCATTGAGCCGTCAATTGCTATGGAAAACCCCAATATTGAATTTAACTACGCGATTGGCAACCTTGACGCCGTGCGCGATCATATAGAATGGGATTTTTGATATGAGAAAAGAAACTTTAAAAATCGCAACTGCTTTTTTGCGTGGCGTTCCAGCTCATGCGGCCAGAACGTCAACCGACGGCGAAAACGTTTTATTGCATGGTCATTGTATAGCGTGGAAAGGGGGGAACGATGACGTGCAATTCTCTTTTAGAAACTGGCCTACTGTAACAACTAGAGAGCGCATTAACGGCGTTTTAGATATTCTAGGTTACAGTTGTTTTGGCGTATCGCAACGCGATGGTGAACAATGGCTTGTTCACAATGCAAAGAAAATTAGAAAACTAGCGACAACGGGCACCGCATTTTGCACAGGTGAGTTAGATGATATCACCTATTCACCACGGCGTGGTAAATAATGATGATTAAAAAAGAAATTTGTTCCGATATCGCAAGCATTGCAATCGAGAGCTCGGGAACTGTTTTCACAATTCCAAATAATATCGGTAGTGACGGGGGGTTCTTCGTCACTATCCACACAAAAAAAGAAACCGTTAAAGATCTAAATTTTGATACGTTCAAACAAATTCTTTATATTGCTAACGAAGCGAGAATTTGTTGGTCAGATTGTTTTAATCCATTAGAAGAAGAATTTATAAAAAGCTTTTATGGAAAGATTAATCAAGAACCTTTTGTTGCGACATTAGACCGAGGAAAATGGGCGGTTCATTGTGACGGGGGAAATTGGATCTTTATTAAAGAATAAAAACTTGCCCCGGCGTTCGCGCCGGGGTATACTGATCCCAGGTTGATGAGCCTAGCAGCGTTACCAGGATCATAACATTTCCACAATACTATCCTTTCTAGTTATGGTTCTGGTTAACGCTCCAAGACCCCAACCCCGAAAGCCCGAATTATCCCGAACCCGAAATCCCCGAAACCCGAATAGACTGGGCCAGGGCAGGGGCCAGGGGTTGTCCCCGGATCGTGGACCAGAGATCCTCGAAGCCCGAACCTTGAAACAATGGTTTTAGTTTTAGTCCTTGTTCTTTAACCTCGGACGCCCGACCACCCTCAAATAAAAATAGACCTCGCTCCCCGACCCTCTTTACTAAGATAAAATTTAACCCTCCCCTGTGGGAATATGCAGTATTCCACGCGATTTGATGCGGAGATAGATTTACGGCGTTAGCTTTAGTTATTTTTAGTTCTAACCAAAAAGGTAGATTATCCCATATAATATGCACATCGGGTATTCCGCCACCATGGCGATTTTCTATGCGTGTTGCAAAGGCTTTAGGCGGTAGATTTTTCTTGATTGTCTTCCAAAAGTTCGCTTCTGGTGTTGACATCTTTTACCTCAGTATACTCGCCCTCGATGAATGCTTGGGGATATTGTTTTTGAAGTTGGGCTAATCTTGCGGTGATATCTTCACGAGAAAGATCGTCTAACGAATGGATATTTTCGCGTCTATCTACAGTTAAACCGCCAAGTGCAGAACGTATCTTTTCAGCATTAATAGCAGACGAAAATTGACCAGCTTCTTCAGCTCCAACAGACAACTCATGTAAACGCTTTAATTGACCAATGATTGTAACGCCATATCTACGCTCTCTTTCCTGTCGGAGTTCAGTAATATACTCAACAACGTGCGGATACTTTTTACCGCTTAGTAAAATGCTTGCAGATACTTTAGCCACTTTTGGACTATATCCAGATTTACGAGCACATTCCGCATTAGAGTAGATACCCTCAACATAATACCTAGCGAACTCCCTTTGGCGGTTCGTTAGTTTACGTCCGTGTTGTTCCTCGACATCCCTTGAGATGGTATTTGCAGTGCGTGTTACCATGAGTTCCTATATATAGAAGTGGGACAAATAAGGCAAAAACTAAATTTATCGGGTGTTTAAAATGTTCTAATACGTCAAAGAAGTGGGACAAATGGGACAAATGGCATAGAAGTGGGACAAATCAGTTTCTAAGTATATAAGGCTG